GCAAAGCCACAGCGCACCGCTTCTTTGTAGGCAGCCACCTCCTTCTGCGGGTCCACCCAGCCCCAGCCACGCGGGAACCACTGCACGGCCTCAAATCGCTCGGGCGCTAGCTCGTAGCCGGGGAGGTTGATGGCGCTGGCGCCCACTGATGCGGCCAACCAACGCTCAAACACTGGCCGGTGCAGATGCTCAATTAGGAACTGCTGCAGGCTGCGCCAGTTCTCGCGGGCCTCAAGCAGCTCCAGCCGGCTGCTGCTGTAGTTGGTTTGGCTGTAGTCGCTGCTGAGCGTGGGATAGGGCACGCCGGTGGTGGCGCTCACGGCGCGCAGCATCGCCCGCAGGAATGGCTCAAACTGGCCGTCTGGTGCGTCGAGCTGTGGCACGTTGACGCTCTCGCCCGGGGCTAGGTACTTGAAAACGCCAGGCTCAAAATTGCTTACCCGTTCGCCATCTTCAACGTCATCACCAACCAGTTCACCTTCGGGGCTTTGGATGAAGCCCATCAGGCTGGATGATGCCCTGGCCCTGACTACTTCGGCCTCCTCAAATCCTGCTAGGTGATGCAGGCGCTTAACGGCTGCAGCGAACCATGTGACGCCTCTCGTCTGGCCGGGGCGCTCCAACAGCGCGAGGTGCAGAACTTCATCTGCGGGCACCTCGACCAGCTTGTAACCAACGCTGCCGGCGATATCGCCAGGGTGCCGGGTGCGAAATGCGTAGGCAATCGGCCTGCCCCAGCGGTCGGTCTTGACGCCCATGCGCCACTCATTGCCATTGCCGTCTGGGCCAACGGTCTTGCCCTCGTCCACCAGGTCGGACTCAAGGATCTCCAGCGCCAGCGGAGTGTTGCCACCGCCAAAGGATTGCGGCACTAGGCGGATAAACACCTCACCAGATTCAGCGATGGCCTGAATGGCCAGGCGGCTGATCTCCACGAAGCTCAAGCGGCCAGCGGTGTGGCAGGTCGATGGCCTGCACCAGCGCTCCCATGCGCTCTCGATCTGCCGGTTCAGGCGCTCATCAAGGCGGCCGCTGCCGCGCTGCATCGGGATGCGTGATTGCATCCGAATACCATGGCCAACAACATTGCAGCCGATGGCGCGCAGTGCCTGGCGGGCGTAGGCGTTGTCCCTGACCAGCTGCCGCGCCCGATTGCGCAGCCGAACCAAGCTGCCATCAATCTCAGCGTCTGCTGATGTCGAACTGGTTACCCAGTCAGCCGTCAGCCGCGACACCATGGCGCCCTCGTAGGCGCGGCGGCGTGGTGCAGCTGGGGCCTGTGGCTGGCGCTTGCGCTTGCTCATCTTCCAAACCTCACGAATAGCGAGCGCGGATCACCCAGGCCGGCGGCCACCTTCTCGGCGGCACGCTCGCGGGCGACAATCGCCTTCAGCTGTGATTCCCGTTGCATCAGCTGGGCCAGGTCAGCGGCGTCAAACTTCCTGCTGCCGATCGTGTAACTTTTGGCGCCCTTGCTGACGATTGAGCGAATAGCAGCCTGCACCGCTGCTAGGTCTTGCTCGGCTTGGCTCTGGCCGTTGAAGGCGCCGGGGCTGCCGGCGTAGCTCAGGCTTGGCAAGACTTGCGTAGTGCCAGATCCCACGGTCAGCACCGTGGCGCCGCTGGTGATTCGGCTCTGCCAGCTCCAGACGCCAGTATCAAATGCAGCGGACGTGGTGGCGGTGATTGCCATATCCCAGCCGCCATCGGCGCGAGCTGTGCCGGTCACCGTGGCGCCTTCGCTGGCAGCGTTGAAGCGCAGGAAGGTAATAAACGTCCAAGCCGCTGACGTGGCAGCGTTGCCGTTCAGGTCGAGCGCAGCCGGCTCCACCCATGCCACTGTGTCGCCAGCGCGGATTGTCGCAGGGACTGTCATGGCCTCAGGCTATGGATCACCAGCCAGACACGAATCCGCCTGTCCGTGGTGCTGGAGCAGGTCGGCGCCTGGTGGTCTCGGGTGCGGCTTTCGTTAGGCCGGCTTCCAGTTGGTCCCACATCGTGGCGCGGTTGTAGCGCCTGGTCACCAGCTGTAGTGCGGCGTAGGCGTACCGGGTGCAGTCGCCGCCCTCATCTCTGGCGCCTCTTGGCAATATCCAGCTGTAGACGGTCTGGCCCTTATCGCGCTTGGGCATCCGCTTCCACGGGAATAGCTCAGCCAGGAATTGATCGGTGGCCGCGGCGCCAAGGTGTAGATAACTCGGGCCGGGTTGCTCCACTCGCAGCCGGCCCTGCAGGTGGTTGATGCTGGCGTCATAGCCGACGTGATACAGCAACACGCCGCGTTTGGTTGTCTGGTTCTTTCGATTCACGTCAACCGGCACACCACGACTGAGCAGCGGCTTGCCTTTCTGCGGCGCACCTTTCACCGGCACCCATTGCGCTGAGCGAGTGCGGCACCATTCTCTGACCTCCTGGGTAGCAATGCCACCGTCATCAATGCCGCCCATGCTTACCCGTAGCTCCATGCCGTCTTCCCGCTTCCACTTGGTCGCCGCGATCTGATCGAGCTGCGCCAAGGTCTCGGCCTGCTGCGGGTCGCCGTCAATCTCAAAGTGGCCTAGGTGCCAGCCTTCTTCGCCGCGGCCCCAGCCCCAGAACGTCACCACCAACCGCTCGCCAACGGTGCCGCCGCCGCCCTGCACGTCAACGCCAGCGGTGATCAGCAGCACGCCAGCCGGCACCGTGCCTACCGCGTAGCCGTTGCCGGTGGACTCGTTCTTGCGCCGTTCGGCCAGGCCGTCGCCGGTGAGCTTGCCCGAGAGCGTGTCTTCCCACGGCAGCCCCAGCACGGTATTTCGGAACGTCTGCATCGCGTCGGGGTCACCCTTGCGCATGGCGTCGAGCGCCTCGGCGTGCTCACGCACAAGCACGCTCCAGTCGGCTGCTGGGCTGTAGCTGTAGGCCGCCCAGATGTGAAACGACACCAGGCCTGGCTGCTGTGATTCAGCTGTTGGCCGCCACTCGCCGCGCTCCACCATCCAGCGCTTTTTGCTGTGCGGGATCAGATCGGCGCAGTTCTCGCAGCGGTAGCAGCCGGCGGCTGTGCCCTCGCGCTCCATCTGCTCCCAGCGCAGGACCTGCATGGCTTGGCAGAACGGGCACGGCACAAAGAACCGCCGCTGATCACCGCGCAGGAAGGCCTCCTCGGTCTTGCCTCCTACGAAGATCGGCGTGCCGCCCTGGCCAATCTTCCTGTCCCAGTAGTAATCAGCGCGGTTGCGGCCCAGCTTGATCGGGTCGCCCTCGTCCAGCTTCGGGTAAGCATCGACCTCATCGAACAGCACCACCTTCCTGCTCTTGCGCCTGAATGATCTGCCGCTGGCAGCGTTCACGATGTCGATCAGTCCGCCGTTCCCTAGCTGCTTGAGCAAGATCGTGTTACTGGCGGTGCCGCGAGACTTGCTCTCTGAGATCAGCCCGCGCAGTACCGGGGTATCTTCAAACAGCGGCTTGATCTCTTCCTTCGAATAGCCCTCGGCGTCTTCCTTCACCGGCTGCACGATCATCACCGGGCAGGGATCTTGGTGGCTGTAGTACTGCACCACCACGCCAAGCATCTTGGTCCAGCCCACTCGGGCGGACTTCATGATTGCGACGGTCTCCACCGCTGGATTGGTGAAGCTGTCAAGGATCTCGCGCTGATACGGCAGCGTGTTCCACTTGCCTTTCTCCGCTGCGTTGCCGGTCATCACCGCAAACTCGTCTGCGTACTGGCTCAGCTGCAGGCGCGGTGGCGGCTTAAAGCCCGCCAGGATCTGGCGCGTCAGATCTGCAGGGTTGGCGTTGATCATTGCTTCAGCTCTCCAGCTGCCAGCTCTTCAAGTGCCTCGCGGATCAGCGTGGTGATCAGCTCCACTTCTTCGGTCTCCAGGTGCGGGATGCGCTGTCTAGCCGTGCTGGCCACGCCCAGCAGGCGGGTGCGGGTGATGTTCACCGCCTGGCCCCATGCCTGCTCCACATCCTCGCGGCGTAGCAGGTGGCCCTCCTTGGTCTTGCGGTCCAGCTCAAGCAGGTTGGCCTTTTCGTATTCGGAGCGGGCACGGCTGACCGTGTAATCGGGCAGATCCTCTGGACTGTCCACCGGCAGCTGCTGCCGTCGCTGTGGCGCTGGTGCCGCTGGCTCACGCTTGGCACTTGGCTGCTGCGCTTCGGCCTGCTGCGCTCCCACCTTCGCCAGGTATTCACTTACCAGCAGGTCAGCATCCACCCGCAACGGCTTGGCCTGCAGGATGCA